CCGAACGCCTCCTTACAACAGATTTACACGAAGATCCAATACCTGCTTCGGCAGAACAGCAACATCAACAATGTGTCCGGAACGGTGAACGGGAAGACGGCATCGCTCCTGCTCAATTTCGTCGGTTCTTCTCTCAAGTGCGGATTCTACATCCCGACGAATCCTAACGCTGGCGGGGAGGGTGTTCTGGTACAAGGCGTCCGAGCTGCGGACATCAACAGCATCGTGTTCTACGATAACACCGGGATCACGGGAGATCGTGAGTATCCGTATGCTTCTGCAGGTACGCTGAACTTCTCCGCGAACCTCGTTACGGGTGGCGCGGGATATTTCAGGATGTACTTCACGAACGACGATGCGGGAGACAACGCAGGGTACGACTACGGAACGGCGGACGCGATCACAGTGGACGACGCGGACGATGCGGACATCACCGGGACCATCACGGGTGCGTCCATCCCGTTCGACTACGACTTCACCGGGAACATCCAGCGAGGCGCGGCATCGGCGGGGCAGAACGCACCGGTCACGGTCATCGCGGGAAACCCCGGATACGCGAAGCCGGTTGTGGCGACCGGCACGATCACAGAAAGCAAGTCTATCGTCGTTATGCTGACGGCGGAAACCGACCGGGCATATCTGGAATAGGGTCCTCATATGGGGATGACATTTGACGGACAAACCAAGGTCATCACGCTGACGGCAGGGACTACTACCGTCAATGTGAGAGACCTATGGAGTCGGTGGGTAGACTGGTATCTGACGAACGACAACTCCAAATACCTGCCTACGTTCATAAACGTCGGGGGCGATCCCATCGACGAAGGAACAGGAACATCCATACCCATTTATGCCTTCTTAACGAATGGATGGAGAATCAAACCGCAGGAGGCGGATCATACTCTTAACGTAACCGGCGGAATCATTCTGGTTCAGGGCGGTGGCGATCCGTTCAACGATACAGATGGAGACTATTCGGTGCGGATCAACTACCAGCAGCCGGTGCAGGCAATCACCGTCTCTACCGGCGGCGGAACGGCGCCGACGACAGAGGAGATATGGTCTGAGGTGCTGGAAGGACCGTATACCGCTGCGCAGATGATGAAACTGATCGCATCGGTACTGTCTGCCAAGTCTTCCGGAGGCGGTACGGAGTCGATTACGTTCCGGGATCTCGGGGATACAAAGGACCGTGTATCCGCGACGGTTGATTCGAACGGCAACAGAACGGACGTCACGCTGGATCCGACATAATGCCTCCGGACTTCGGCTACTTCTCTGTCGGATACTTTTCCACCGGGTACTTCCCCGAGGGTTGGTATCCGGATCCGCTTGGTGACGTCTGGGAAACGATAGGCACCGGGGACGCGACCGTCCAGCAGATCGGATGCGTTGGCCGCGGGATGGCGACGGGCGTTTCCGAAGGCGGGTTCGTCGTCGATTATCCCGCCCCGGTGTTCATCTCCGGGAAGGCCGACGGGACCGTCCCTCTCATCGAGTGCGAAGCGTATGGATTCGTTTGGGTTGCGGGGCAAGGCTCCGTTGCGGTGTTCGTCGAGGCCGAAGCGACTGCGGTCGTACACGATCCGGTCGATGGATACGCGTGCGCGTGGGTGTGGGCTACCTGCGATGCCTGCGGGGTGGTCGGCGTCGGCGGGTCGGCGGAAGCGCAAATCTCGATGGCCTCTTTCGGCGCGGAAGGGATCGTCGAGGTCTTCTCCGATAAGGATCTCGAGGAGATCGTCGCTCTGCTGATGGTTGCGTAGGAGAAAACACAGGCTGGTACATCAAGACCCCGCTTGCGAGCGGGGTTTTTTATTTCAAGCAACCTGCCGAAAAGGAGACGGCCATGCCGATCGAGTACAAAGTTTTCGGGGCGGAGGTCAAGGCATTCGACGACGAGAACCTGATCGTCGAGCACTTTATCTCCACGGAGCACAAGGACCGCGGCGGCGACATCATGCGTGCCAAGGGGATGAAGATCGTGGGGAAGCCCGTCGTGCTCCTGCTCCATGGGCGCGGGCCGATGGGAGGGGAGCCGGTCGCCAAGCCGCTATCGATCGGCGTGGGCGAGTTTAAGGGGCAGCCGGGGGTCCTCGCCAAGACGCAATTCTTCCCGGACGACGTGGGGAGGCGACTCTACGCGAAGACGAAGGGCGGCTTCTTCCCGAGCTGGTCCATCGGCTACATGGTTGACGAGGCGAAGGACCTGTTGCGGGAAGGAAAATATGACGGGCGCGATGTCACGAAGTGGACGCTCTTGGAGTACAGCCTAGCAGGTGTACCGATGAATCCGTTCGCGCAGACGGTCAAGGAGTTTCTGGATCAGACGGAGGCTGACGCCGACTACCTCGGAGGCAAGGTCGCCGAAGGCCGCGGCTGGTTCGGGTTCGTCGACGTGAAGGAGTGCAAGGGCTGTGGGCAGGGATGCACGAAGCACGAGCCCGGCAAGTGCGATACCTGCAAGGCCCAAGTCGTGGTCTTCACGAATGCTGCTGGCGAGGATATAGGCAGGGCCTGCGAGAAGTGCCAGCCGGAGGAATTCGCACGGCTGACGAAGGAGATCGCGCCTACCGAGCCTCCCGCAGAGGAAGAGAAGTCCCACACGATCGAGATAAGGATCACCGGCCTTGAGGAGGCGATCGAGAGCATGAACAAGGCGATCAATGCGATGACCGAGACATACAAGAAACTGGAACCGCTCCTTTCGACCCTCCCGCCCGAACCGGATGGCGGGGCAGGGGGCACGGGGAGCCAAGACAATCCTCCGGAGAAGGTTGATCCTCCCCGCTTGGTCTTCCGCGATTCCGCGAAAGAGGCCCGGGAGGAGGAGCGCAGGAAGGCCGAGGAGAGGGATCGAACCGTGGCGGCGGTAGCCGAGGCGATCCGTCCCGTCTTCAAGGCGCAGGTCGACAAGCTCATGGGGCGCGTCCCCTAAACCCAAACAGACAGCCGAAGGCAACGAAGGCCCCGCGTGCGGGGCTTTTTTTATTTCGGCTCACGGAGGTAAGAAGAGATGCCCGGTGAAAGCCAGCAAGTAACGATCGACATGAAGGACCTTCCGGGGATTCTCGCGAAGGCAATGGAGGGGATGGAATTTCCCCAGATCAAGGCCCTCAAGGATGACATGGCGAGGGTCGAGCGGGCGCAGCTGTTCCCCGGCGGGGACGGAACGCTTCTGGAGACGTGCGGGAAGTCGGTCATCGACACCCGGTTCTTCCGCAAGGAATACCGCCGGGACGGCGGGCCGCAGGATGCGATTGCGCTGGCGAAGGGACTCGGCGCTCGGGGTTCGGGTCCGTGGCTCTCGCTGTCGCCCGCCATGCAGAAGTTCGCCCAGGTGCTCAAATGCCGCGGCGACTACAACCAGGCCCGGAACGAAGGGCTCGACATCCGCGATTACAGCGCGATGGTCGAGGCCGAGAACGTGAAAGTGACCGGACCGCTGACCACGACCGACGCCGGTGTGCTCGTGCCGATCGAGTTCCTGGCGACCGTCATCGAGTTCGCCACCGCGCAGTCGGCGATCCTCCCGAAGCTGTGGCGGCTCCCGCTCGGGGCGCAGACCCTGCGCATCCCGAGGCTGGTCCAGGCCGCCGGCTCCTACTTCGGCGGGATCCACCTGTACCATCCGAACGAGGCCGCGGAGAAGAAGAAGACCAAGCCGGTCTTCGACTACGTCGAGCTGAACGCGAAGAAGCTCATCGGCCTGATCGCGCTCACCGACGAGGTGATCGCCGATTCCGCGATCAACATCATCAACTACGTGACCTCGCTGTTCGTCCGGGCGTTCATGTGGGAGACCGAGCACGAGGTGATCTCCGGGCTGGGCACCGGCAACGAGATGCTCGGGATCCTGAACGACCCGAACGTGATCGCGGTTCCGAGGGACACGGCGGGGCAGATCAAGTACGACGATGTGATCGACCTGGACTCGGCTCTGGACGAGAACTTCACGAACCTCACCTACATCAGCCGGAAGGCGTCCCGGAACGCGCTCGCGAAGTTGAAGGACGACCAGAAGCAGCCGATCTACCACGACGGCCGCTCCACGTTCTTCGGAGACAGGATGCCTCCGCAGCTCAACGGCAGCCCGTTGATTCTCACCCGGAACGCACGGCCCTACGGAAGCAAGGGCGACCTGATCCTCGCCGCCCTCGAGTTCTACCTGTGGGGTGTCCGGCAGAACATGACGATCGACACCTCGAAGGACCGGTATTTCGAGTTCGACGAGACGGCCGTCCGGTTCGTGGTCCGGCAGGACGGGGCGCCCGGGGTGCCCGACGGCTTCGCGTACCTCGACGACTCGACGAGCTAGACCGAGGCGGTTCGGTAAACCAATAACCGGGGGCGGGGGTCCTTCTTGGGCTCCCGCCCATCACCAGGAGGGGGAATGGCTTTGCCGAGAATCGCGATGATTCAGGTCCAGAATATCGATCCGGTCCTCAAGGCTCGCAACGGGCCGACCATGCACATCACCGGGGAGTACGCGGAGGCCGTGCGCAGGGCCCGCCTGGGGGAAAAGCGGGGCAAGTGGAAGGTCCTCTCCGGGATCGAGGGAATGCAGTACCAGACGCAAGACATGGTCGCTGGCGACGGAAGCGGCTATCTGACGAAGGATCGCTTTGCTCTCACGCACGAGGACGTCTTCGGGAAGAGGGGGGAGAAGTGATGGGGTGGGCGGAGAGGGCGAACCCGAACTCCCTGCGGAACCTGACTCGGTGGCACCGGGAAGGGGCGCTTCGCAGAAAGGCAGAGACGGCGGCCAATAAGCAAGCGCGGAAGAAGGTCCTCAAAGAGTTTATCGCGGAGCACAGGAAGCGCGTCATGGCGGCGCGTGGCCTGTCTCAGACGAAGGAGCAGTGGTGAGAGTCGCCTGGATCCAAGATATTTCTCGTCCGCATGGCGGCGCGGAGACATCGAACCGGTGCGTCGTGGCGGCAGGCGAGAACCTGGGCTTCGATATCGTCGGCGTGACTCCGCAGAACTTCCACCAGCGCGTTCTCGACGAGTGCGATGTCGTGATCGTGAATAATTTCTTCCAGTTCGCCCGCCCGCAGGAGCAGGTCATTCTCGATGTGCTGTGGAGGAAGAGGAAGCCGTATGTCAAGTACGAGCACGACAGCCGGGAGATCGGCCGGCCGGACCTCGCCAAGCGCCTATTCGGTGAGTCCGCCCTGAACGTGTTCCTGTCCCCGGCTCACTTGGAGAACCACAAGTCGAGGCTCGGCGTCGACGGGATCGCGCTGCCCCTGGCGATCCAGACGGAGATGTTCCGTCCGACGCCCGGAGTGCAACGGGATGCAAGGAAGGCGCTGGTGGTCGGGGGGTGGGCCCGCGGCGGGAAGATATCCCGGTCGATCATCCGGTACATCGAGGACCATCCCGAACTCTCGTTTTTATCCGTCGGCTTCGAGCTACCGAGAGCGTCCTCCATCCCGCATCGTCCGCTGAAGGATATGCCCGGACTCTATTCATCCGTCGGCTGGCTCGTCCACTTGCCGGACATGGTATGCGCGGGGGAGCGGGTGATATTCGAGGCCGCGCTCTGTGGTGTGAAGAATATCGTGATGAACGACAACGTGGGTCACAAGTCCTGGGACCGCGACCTATCCGATACGGAGGGCCTGCGCGAGTGGCTCCGCCAAGCTCCGTTCGACTTCTGGAAGGCCGTCGAGACCGCGGTTCGTGGGAGGATCGCTTGTTGAACGCCATGACTCCGAACGCGAAGCCGATCTATGAGCACACACGCGCCCCGGACCATCGGAAGGGAGATCCGCACACCGGACTCATGTATGCCACCCTGGTCGATCTCGCATCGAGGCCGGAGGTCCGACGCGTGATCGAGGTCGGCTCGACGGACGGGCGCGGTTCGACGATGGCCCTGCGCGAGGGCCTGGAGAAGAACCCGAACTTCCCGCAGGTTCGTCTCTTCTGCATCGAGGCCGTCCAGCAGATGTACGATGTGCTCGCGAAGACTCGGGCATCCCGAGGTGCACTACACGGACGCGGAGATCGACCGGTTCTTCCGGGAGGACTGGCCGAAGAACCCGTTCTCCTGCCCTGCGCAGCGGCAGGAACCGGCGTGGCACAAGCGGGAGAGGGATCGATATGCCGCGTACTTCTTACGGGAGAGGCTGCCCCTCAAAGGGATCGAGCTCATCAAAGAGCGCAACCAGGTGGAGACGTTCGACCTCGCGTTCGTGGATGGAGGTACGTACTCGGGCAGAGCGGACGTGGCCGCGGTCTACGGGGCAAAGTACCTCGTGCTCGATGACATCCATACGCTCAAGTGCCTGTGGGTGTTCGAGGAACTTCTCCTCGACCGAAGATACGAGCTCATCATGCACCACCCCTGCACGGAGTCACACTTCGGGTACGCGGCGTTCCGGAGGAAGGGTTGACCGGGGTCGCCACATCGCTGCTAATCGGGGTACTCGGGAATGGAGAGGTCGGGGCCGCCGTGTCCGGCCTATACGGAGAGGCGGAAATCTTCCTGAAGGATTTGACCGAGGATAACTTTCCAGAAAGGCTTGATCTGCTTCATGTCTGTATTCCATGGTCGGACATATTCGTGGACGATGTTGTACGGACCATCGTGGAAAAGACCCCGGAGATCGTAATCATTCACTCTACTGTTCCAGTGGGAACCACAAAGAACATCGGGAGGATCGCGGTCCATTCTCCCATTCGGGGAAAGCACCCAGATCTCCTGCGGAGTCTACGCACATTTATCAAATTCATCGGGTGCGATGACCCGATGACAGGAAAGATCGCCGCAGACCACCTGGAAAGTCTCGGAGTTCCGGTGCGGCTTGTGTGCGGCAGCGAGACAACGGAGATGCTCAAGCTGCTCGATACAACCTACTACGCGACCTGCATCGCTTTTCATGGATACGCGAAATCCTTGTGCGATAAGACCGGGGCGGACTTCTCCGTTGCGATGACGGAGGCGAATGAGACGTACAACGAGGGATATAAAAAACTTGGTATGTCGTGGGTCGCTCGACCGGTCTTGTCGCCCCCAGAGGATAGGATCGGGGGGCATTGTCTTATTCCGAACGCCGAGATTCTTTTCCGGCAATTCGGAGGCAATGGGATTATCGATGAAGTGCTGAAGCTGCGATGACCCGCTCCGTCGCCTATTTCAAGTCGGGGATCGGAAATCTGATCCAAGCGACGCCGGCGCTTCAGGCGTTCGCCTCAATGGACCCGAGCAAGCAGATCGATGTCTGCCTGGCGAAGAAGTGGAACGATTCCAGGGTCCCGGCGATTCGGGACATCCTCGACGGACTTCCTTTCGTCGATAAGGTCGTCGTCTATCCCGGGCCGATGAATGGGTACGTCAACTATTTCATCCCGCTCCAGTGCGAGACGTCGGAGGCCGGGAAATACATCCAGCAGCGGACCAAGCATAACCGGATCCGCTGGCCGGGCGACAACTGGCCGATCACGAAGCACCACGAGATCGAGGCCAACATGCGGTTCGTCCGGGCGCTCGGCTACGGTGGACCGACCCCGCCGATGTGCGTTCCGAAGGCGGAAGGCCCCGTGCTCGATCTCCCGCGGCCGATCATCGGGCTGTGCAACTCCGCGTTCAAGTCGAGCATGTGGGCGAAGAAACACTGGCCGCACTTCGGGCCTCTGGCAGATGCCCTCAAGGGATGGTTCGGCGGATCGGTGATCGGGGTCGGAGGTCCGGGGGAACTTTCCGGCGTGCGGCTCGACGCGGACTTCTGCGGGCGACTCCGGTTCACGGAGACCGCGAAGGCAATTTCCCAGGTGGACCTGTTCATCTCGACGGACACCGGCTGCATGCACGCGGCCGATGCCCTCCAGGTCCCGACGATCGCGATCTTCGGCCCGACGCTCACGAGCAAGAACGGTCCGGTGAGCAAGAGCTCGAAGGTCATAAAGTCGAAGATCGGCTGCGCGCCCTGCCAGTATTCGGGCATGTTCTACACCTGCACGGTTTACCTGTGCATGAACTCGATCTCCCCGGGAGACGTGATGCGCGAAGCGAGGAGGATGCTCTCGTGACGATGCTGATGGACGCGAAGACGCTGATCGGAAGTCCGGTGGACACTTCCATGGTCTATGACGGGATCCTCGAGGACATCATCGCCGGGGTGATCGAAGAAGCCGACGAATTCATGGATGCCTCCG